AAGCATATGGAAAAGAAAGTGAAATGTTGGAATGGGTGTTAGATAATTTATAGGAGGATAGATTATGTTAGCTGAAGGAATATTTATATTAACTGTAAGTTTAAGTGGTAATTATGATGATCTAGAATTTGTAGGATATTTTAATGATTGTCCTACAGCTATTCAATACTTTAAAGAAAATTGTTCAGAGCATAAAGCAGCGAGTTGCTTACTAAAAGAATACAGCAATATACCACCTAATCATGTATCACCAAGTCAATTTGATTTTGATACGATTAGAGAAGGGCAGAGTTGTGGTTTTGTTGGAGTAGATACAAGAACCTTTACAGGAGAAGATGATGATTGAGTTTATTTTGTTAGTGAGTTTAAGTGGTATGCCATCAGGAAATGTTTATGCTGGTTCGTTTAGTTCATGCCAGGAAGCATTTGCTTATGCAGATGTACACTATACTGATTGGCGTGGCAGAACTTGTGTTAGGGAGATAAGCAATGGGTAAAGGAAGCAGTCGCAGACCAACAGACGACACAAAGTTTGCTGATAATTTTGATAGGATTTTTAACAACAAAAAGGAAAAGCATGGCAAAGACAAGTCCGACCCAAAGAACTCTGGCAAGATTAAGAAAGGAAAATTTTAATTTAATATCGGTGGTTGAGCATTATAATTTTTTTTCAAAAAAGAGAAACGACCTCTTTGGAATAATAGATATATTAGCTATTAAGGATGGGGACACTGTGGCACTTCAGGTTACATCATATTCCAATATTAGCAGTCGTGTAAGGAAGATAACAGAAAGTCCTGCCTTGCCTTTCCTACGAGCTGCTGGATGGACAATTCTCTGTGAGGGGTGGAAAAAAGAGAAGAATGGCAGATATACCTCTAAAATTGTTGATTTATCTTAATTTAAAATAATTTGTAAAAAGACTTGTATTTCTCTGTCAGTTTGCTATTATATCTATGTAGGATAAATAAACAAAGGAGTATTAAATATGAAAGTGACTGATAAAGAAATTTTGTTTGATTTAGAAGGAACAAGAGATATTGATAGTTTTTGTTGCACAATGGAAGATGGTTTTTTTGTTCCTAAAGTGTTTGCAAATAGAGTTATAAAGATTATTAAAACTTTTTATAATGTTGATTTAGTTATAACAGGCAAAACATTACCGAAAGAAAAAGGCACATTTTGTTTAATGAGCTTTAATGATGTTAGTGTTGAGCTTAAAAATAAATAAATATTTATAAACAACAAAGGAGTAATAAAATGTTATTAACAGATACTAAATCAGTTATAAAATTTTTAGACATTGAAGTATTAGAAGAAATAGCAAGTGAATTTGTTACTGATACTTTAGAAAAGCAAAAGCAATATCCAATACTAGAACAAATTAAAGAGTATTGGCTTGAGGAAGCAGAAGAAAAATTAAGTAATGCTAAAGCTATTCAACTGCTACAAGAAATAGATTTTCAAGCTATAGCAGATCAATTTGAAGAAGAAGCTCAAGAAATAGCTGACAAAAAACTAGAAGCAAAAGAGTATGAAGAAAATCTAGACAACTGGGTGTACGATAAAGAAACTGGATGTTGGGATGAAAGATATCCACAATAGCTGTAATAGTAATTGCAATGTAATTTAGTTTCTGTTAAAATCGAGGGGTAGGAAAATTGCGTCTAGCTTTTTCTTTCTACTCCTTTGTAAATCCCATCTTAATCGGTGGGATTTTTTTTATTTGGAAAAAATATGCCTTTAGAATCAGGAAAATCAAAAGCTGTTATTGCTAGAAACATAAAAAAAGAAATGAAATCAGGGAAAAAAAGAAATCAAGCTATTGCTATTGCATACGCTAAAGCTAACAAAAAACCAATAGGATAAAATTATGTGGTCATGTCATTTATTTGTAGGATGTCATTTTGGAGTAGAGTGGTACGAAGCTGACAAGATAGATCCATACTATGAAGATAATCGCACTAGCAAATTTAATTACTTTATTATAGACTTGGGATGTTTACGCATCCAAAGATGTGAAAAAATTTAATGACTAACGAGGAGAAAGATAATGGGTTATGGAAAACCAAAACCGACAAAGAAAATAATGAAAAAGAAAAAAACAATGCCAAACAAATAGCCAATGATACAAGATTAAATGAATTACGCAGATGGTTTGATGCTATGAGTGATTGCGTATGAATAAGCCTGGATTGTATGCAAATATACACGCTAAAAGAAAAAGAATAAAAGCACAAAAAGTTGCAAAGAAAAAAAATCCAAAAGTTAAAGTAGAAAGAATGGCAAAAGTTGGTAGTAAAGGATCGCCAACTACTAAACAATTTGCTCAAGCTGCTAAAACTAGAGTAAAACCAATAGGATAAAATATGAAAGGCGTAAAACATTACACTAAAAGTGGTATGGAATGGAAAGGCAATACACATAAAATGCCCAATGGTGATTTGCATAGCCATAAGAACCATACTAAAACATCTCAAAAATTAGTACACTATAAAGACTTATCTAAAACAGCAAAGAAAAAAGCAAAAGCATAATGGCTATTGATTACAGAGGTGAAAAATTTTCTGGTTACAATAAACCTAAACGAGCTAGAACTAAAACTAAAAAGTTTGCTGTACTAGCAAAGGAAGGTAATACAGTTAAATTAGTACGATTTGGTGATGCTAATATAACTATTAAAAAAGACCAACCAGCTAGAAGAAAGTCTTTCAGAGCTAGACATAAATGTGATGAAAAGAAAAGTAAATTAAGTGCAGGCTACTGGTCTTGTAAGAAATGGTAAAATTAAATTTTTAATTAACAATGGAGCAATGACCCATAATGGAGTTGCATAACAATGGACAAAGAAGACAGAAAAGAGTTAGCTGCTAAACGCAGTTCAGAGGTAAATAAAGGAAATACAAACTCTAGCAAAATCAATAGGTTGCTTGGAGATACACTTAAACGCAAGTTAATACAAGATGAAGCTGTAAGAGCTAACAAAGTAGTTGATGCTTTAATCACAAAAGCAGAAGATGGTGATGTCCATGCTATCAAAGAAGTGCTAGATAGAACTGATGGCAAAGTGGTTCAAGAATCAAAAATATCTGGTGATAGTGATGAACCATTAATGATTAAAGTTATTACTGGAATCAATGACAACGATTAATACTGGATATATACCCAGAGAACCTCAAAGACAGATTCACAAAGCTGTAAAAGATAACAGATTTGTTTGTATAGTAGCTCACCGAAGAATGGGAAAGACTGTTGGTGCTATTAACCAATTAATACATAGTGCATTAAATTGTGAGTTAAAGAATCCAAGAATGGCTTATTTAGCTCCAACTTATTCACAAGCTAAAAGAGTAGCTTGGGATATACTTACTGAATATACAAGACCATTAAAAGCTATAAACAATATTGCAGAGTTACGATCAGATTTTATGGGTCGCAGAATATCTCTTTTTGGATGCGATAATATTGATGCTTTAAGAGGGCAGTATTTTGATTTGGTTTGTATTGACGAATACGCACAGATTAACCCAAGTCTATTTAGTGAGATTATAAGACCTGCTATTGCAGACAGAAAAGGTAAAGTTCTTTTTATAGGAACTCCTAAAGGTAGAAATCATTTTGCTACATTAAGAGATAAAGCAGCAACTGGCAAAGACAGTTGGAAGCTATTAGAGTTTAAAGCTAGTGAAACTGGATTAGTAGACCAGGAAGAATTAGATGCAGCACTTAAAGAAATGGGTGAGGATAAATACTCACAAGAGTTTGAGGTAAACTTTCACACACCAGTAGAAGGTGCTTATTATGGTAGCCTTATAAACGATTTAGAGTTTAAGCAACAGATAAACGATAGTGTAATTCGTGATGATATTTGCAAAACATTTGTTTCATGGGATTTAGGTATGGGTGATAGTACAGCAATGTTTGTGGCACAATCAGCAGGACAAGAAATACACATTATAGATTTTTTAGAGAATCATGGTCAGGGACTAGATTATTATATTAATTGGTTGAGGAATAACCGATACGATACAGCAGAACAGCTACTTCCTCATGATATACAAGTAAGAGAATTAGGAACAGGAAAGTCCAGACTTGAAGTATTAGAAGAAGCTGGATTAAATTGCAGAGTTGTACCAAAGCTAGGAATAGATGATGGCATACAAGCTGTACGCAGAATGTTGCCAAGATGTTGGTTCAATACAAAAGTTAAAGATGCAGTTGATCTATTAAGGAATTATCGTAGAACTTATGATGAAAAACGAGATGTATTTTTTGATAAGCCTTTACATGATTTTACAAGTCATGCTGCTGATTCATTTAGATACCTGGCAGTAGGATTAAACGAAACAGATGATGGATGGGATAAACCTCTTGAAATTAATAAACAATGGATAGTATAAATGGCATACGATAAAAAAATGATAGATAAAGATTCAGATGAAAGCCGAGAATTAGTAAATATTGTTGGCTCACATATTGATGATTCTTTAGGTTATGTATCAACTGATACCTCTTTAGATAGACAAAGAGCTTTAGAATATTACATGAGAGAACCTTATGGCAATGAGGTTGAGGGTCGCAGTCAAGTTGTAACCAGTCAAGTTGCAGAAGCAGTTGATGGTGCATTACCACAGCTCATGAAAGTCTTTACCCAATCTAATAACGCTGTTGTGTTTGAGCCAGTAAATGAAGGTGATGCAGAATTAGCAGAACAAGCAACCAACTATGTGAACCACATTTTTTATAAAGATAACAATGGGGTTGAGTTATTACATGATATGTTCTGGGATGCGTTATGCCAAAAAGTAGGTGTATTAAAAGCATATTGGGATGACAAGAAAGATGTAACAAAAGAAAAATATGACAACCTAACAGAAGATGAACTTGCAATGCTAATGCAAGACGAAGAAGTAGAAATAGTATCTCAAGATTCTGTAGAAGAAGTTATAGAGCAAGACCCACAACCAATGATAGACCCACAAACTGGACAACCACCTGTTGATCCTATGACTGGACAACCTATGATGGATGAAATGGGTATGCCTATGATGATGGAAGTGCCACCTATTGTAAATGTTTATTACAATGTAAAAGTGGCTAGAACAAAAGATTACTCTAAAGTTAAAATAGAGTCAGTTGCTCCAGAAGAATTTTTAATTGATAAAAGAGCTACTACAATAGAAGATGCAGAATTTGTAGCACAAAGAAGTTTAGTTACTCGTAGTGATTTAATTGCTATGGGGTATGATCCAGATGTAGTTGCAGAATTATCTACTGGCGATACATTAGACTTTACTCCAGAAAGAGTAGCAAGATATTCAGCAGGTGAAGAACCATTTAATAATAACAGTACAGAAAACGAAAGCATGGAAGTAGTTGAATACTACGAGTGTTATGTTCGTGCTGATTTAGATGGTGATGGTATAGCAGAAAGGCATAGAGTTTGTTACGCAGACAACCAGGTATTAATGCACGAAGAATGTGATTATCAACCATTCCATAGTGTTTGCCCTTTCCCAATACCACATAAATTCTTTGGTGAATCATTAGCTGATAGAACTATGGATTTACAATTAATCCAATCTACTATTACTAGACAAATGCTAGATAATTTATATCTAACTAATAACTATCGTGTTGGTGCAGTAGAAGGACAAGTTAATTTAGATGATCTACTTACATCTACAGCAGGTGGTGTCATTAGAATTAAGAATCCTAATGCTTTAGTGCCAATGACTGTACAATCTAGTGCAGGACAATCATTTCCTATGCTTGAGTATTTAGATACTGTACAAGCTAAAAGAACAGGTGTAAGCGAAGCATCACAAGGATTAGACCCTAACATATTACAGAATGTAACTGCTACAGCAGTCGCTGCTATGTCAAGTGCAGCAGGTGGAAAAATAGAATTGATAGCTCGTATCTTTGCTGATACTGGAGTTTCGTCTTTAATGAAAGGTATCTTACAACTTGTATGTAAATATCAAAACAAAGAAAGAATTATTAAAGTTAATAATAAATTTGTACCTATGAATCCTAGAGAATGGAACACAGAATACAATGTAACTGTTAATGTTGGATTAGGTACTGGTAGTAAATCAGAACAATTAGGTGTTATGCAAATGGTCCTTGATAAGCAAGAGCAGATGCTGACACAATATGGTCTTAGCAACCCATTAGTAAGTCTTAAACAATATAGAGATACATTAGCTAAATTTGTAAACATGGCAGGATTTAAAGATGAGTCTGGATTCTTAAAAGATATATCTCAAGAGGAATCAGATCAATTAGCACAACAACAAGCAGAAAATCCACAGACTGATCCTAATACTGAAGCAGCTAAAATACTTGCACAAGTAGAAAAAGAAAAAGCAGAAATGCAAATGCAGTCTAAGATGGCACAATTAGAAATGGACAAACAAGAGCTAGAATTAAAAGTGCAAAAAGAAATGCTTGAGTTACAACAAAAACAAGCACAGTTTGAAGCAGACATGGCTATGAAAGAAATGGAGCTAATGCAAAAAGCACAGAATGATAGTGCAAAAAATGATGTATCACAATCTAAAGAACTTATAAATGCTTTAGACAAGATCAATAACATTGCAGGAATGTAGTGGATAAAAAAGCTGAAATTAATAGCGTATTAAATACTCAATCGTTTCTTGATGAAATAAAAGAGATGACTAAAGAGTGTTATGCAGAAATAGAAAACTCTAATCCAGAAGATGTAGCTATAAGAGAAAGAGCTTATCACAGGATTAAAGCAATAGATAACATGATGACTAGGCTTCAATCAGTCGTAGATAGCGACAAGATTAAAGATAAATCATGGACAATATTATAGGCATTTAGCCTGTATGGTAATGCCACACCTAGATGGCGATTAAGGAAATACAATGAGTGAAGAAACCACGACTTCTACACCAGTAGAAAGTGGCGACAATCCAATAACAATGTCAGAAGCAGCATCTGCATTTGAAGGTATGTTGTCCACACCAGAGGACTCTAACGAGCAACCAACTGAAAAGGAAGAAGATACACAAGAAGCAGAAGTAGAAGAAACAGAAGAAGAAGAAGATGTAGAGTTTGAAGCTGAAGAAGCTGATGATGATACAGAAGAATCTGAAGATGACTCCGAGATTGAGGATGAAGAAGTAGTTGAGGAAGAACAAACTTTCACAGTAAAAGCAGCAGGTGAAGAAAAAGAAGTTACCCTTGATGAACTTAAAAAATCTTATCAACTTGGCTCTGATTATACTAAAAANACTCAAGAAGTAGCTGAACAGCGTAAAGTTATNGAACAAGAAGCTAAAGCTATTATTGAAGCTAGAAAAGTTAGGGATGATTATGCTCAAAGACTTCAAGCAGTTGAAGAATTTTTGGTTGGCAGTAATGACAGTCCAGAAGATTTAACAGCTATGAAAGAGAACGACCCAATAGGATATGCAGTTAAGGTCGCAGAAATGACCGAAAAGAAAGAACAGTTACAACAAGTGCAATCTGAACGAGAACGCCTTGCTCAAGAGCAAAACGCAGTAAGATCAGATGAAATGCAAAAGTTTGTAGCAAATGAAGCACAAAAGCTGACACAATCCTTGCCAGAGTTTTCAGACAAAGCCAAAGGCGAACAAATCAGAAATGAGATTCGCAATTATGGAAAAAAGGTTGGTTTCACAGACGAAGAATTATCTCAAGTCTATGATTCACGCCATGTTTTAGTGTTACACAAAGCAGCACAATGGGACAAACTTCAAGCATCTAAATCAGGTGTTAAGAAAAAAGTTGCAAACGCTCCTAAGACAATGAAAGGTGGAGCTAAAGTAAAGCAGACTGTAACAGATAGAACTAAAAAACAAATGCAAAGGTTGCAGCAAACTGGTTCAGCCAGAGATGCAGCAGCTATTTTTGAAAACTTAATGTAAGGAAAAATAACAATGGCAGAATTTAGAACTTTTACAGCGATTGGGCAAAGGGAAGATTTAAGTAACACAATCTACAACATTGCACCAACCGAAACACCAGTAGTTTCATCTATTGGTAAAACAAAAGCAACAGC